CCTTGAAGAAGGTAATTTGAGGATTACCAGTTAAATAAACATCCTGTGCTCCGTAAGCTACTAATTGAAGAAGACCACCACCCATTTACGCTATATTCTTTATACTATTAGAGGAGAAAAAAATATGAATTGAATGTCTTGCACTCAATATATTCGCAATATATACGTATATTAACACATATTATATTTATTATATAAAAATTATTATTAATTATTCTATTATATAAGGATGTTTAAAGAAAAATCATCAAAAAAAAAATATATCTCTGACAATAACGAGGTTTTCACATTGGATGCGATGCATAATAACATTATAAAAAAGTTCGAACTTACCAACAAAGACAAGGAGAACTACAAGATAATGTTGAGTGATTTAGAACTTCAGTCAAACCTCATTATGGCGAATATAGAGAGGTTTAGGAGTCTTCAAGATAGGGAGTATGTGAATAATTTATGGACTAGTAATATTCTTATAAGGGAGAAAATTATTGAACTGAAGAACAATATCAAGGAGCTGGAATCATACAATGAGATTGAATATTATAAGAATACGAGCTATATATTATTCCAATATTATGACACGGTAGAAAAGCAGTCCAATATATGTAATACACATACTTCGATATCTAACGGTGTTTGTATATCTTCTAGTGAATTGTTAAGCAGACAACCGAAGATATACAAGAATGATTCCAAGAAGAAGAGGTCTTCTGTAAGTGCCACCACGATAAATGTTTTAGATGCTCTTAACAATTTAAATACAGATAATAATTCTTGCGGGGGTAATAGACAGGGCAAATGTTGCGATATAAATAATCCATGCGCTCATACGCATACGCATTGCGATAGCAATAGCGATACACATTGTTCTAATATTAATCCGTGTTCTGCTAATGCCTGTGCTAATGCTAATGCTAATGCGAATGCCTGTGCGTGCTCTGCTAATGCTTGCACATGTCCTAGTTCATCAAACCCGATCCCTAATGCCGGTACCAATACAAGTACCAACGCTAGTACCAACGCTAGTACCAACGCTAGTACCAACGCCAGTACCTATATCAACCCCAATTTATATTCCTATTCAAATACGCTGGCGAAAGATAATGTAATAGATAAGAGTTCTCTTGTGGATAAGTATATGTCTATAATAAATAAAAAGTATGTCAGGAATGTTGAGGAGGAGGATATAGAGATATGTAAGAATTGTAAGAATCAAATGACGTGTCTGCAGCACGACGCAATAATAATTTGTAATATTTGCGGGTATCAAGAGTTGCTACTCGTGGAACAGAATAGACCGATATTAAAGCAGAATACGAAGGATACCTCGCATTTCAGTTATAAGCGCATTAATCATTTTAGGGAATGGTGTAATCAAGTTCAGGGCAAAGAGAGCACAGATATTCCTGACGAAATATTTGAAAAGATTTTAACAGAGATTAAAAAGGAGAAGATTATAGATACCAAAACCATCACCTATAATAAGATGAGGGACATTCTCAAGCGTCTCCGCATAAATAAATATTACGAGCATATTAATTACATTATCAACAGGATAAACGGGATACCTACGCCTCAATTTAGCCAAGACTTGGAGGATAAGTTATGCAATATGTTTAGAAATATCCAAGCGCCATTCTTAAAACATTGCCCGAAGGACAGGAAGAACTTCTTATCATATAGTTATGTTTTATACAAGTTCTTCCAGATATTAGGGTTAAATGAATATCTCAAATATTTCCCGCTATTGAAGAGCAGAGAGAAACTGTACGTCCAAGACCAAATATGGAAGAAAATATGCATAGAGCTCAACTATGAAATAATACCTTCACTGTAATTCTAGTCAGTATCTACCACATGCCCCCATCTATTCCATATTATATTTAGAAACCGTTAGGGAATCCAACCATTCTAAATCCAGCGCCTAACCCGACACCTTGCCTTGCGCCCGCCGAGACAGCAGGGGATAGCAGGTCAAGTACAGAGAACGTGCAAGCGGCAGTTAGAGCGAGCATCCATATTTCGCTCCAGTCCAATTTATTATTCGGTAATATAAGTGCGACAAAAGCTACTATAAGGCCTTCGAAAGCATACTTTAGAAGCCTTATAGCAACATCCCAAAAGTCAATGGAATACTCCATCTTACTATCTTATTATACTTGCTATTTAATATAATAAGATAATATATTTTTGCGAAAATATATATAAGATTTATAATAATATATATTATTAGATAGATAAGATATATTAAAAATGTCCGTTGAAGAAGGCACCGCTACCGTTACCAGCGTCGCTACCGTTACTAGCGTCAAAGAGGTCGATTATCTGGATGAGGATAAACCTATTCGGGGACAGAACTTTGTACTGCTGTCTTTTTTGAGCCCCGAAGATGTCATCGTTAATAAGGAGGCGTATATGTTTAGCAAGTTCCTTACCAAGTTTAGCAGCGATATGACTGCGCTACTTGATGGTATTCAGGAGAAGTATAGCGATTCCAAGGACTTCGTAGAATCCGTAAAGGAGAATAACTCCCATATTTTTAACCCGAAAGAAATGAGCGAACAATACGGTTTTTATAAGTCGGTTAATAACGATGAACTAGAGTCGTCTTTTCATCGTGATAATAACTTTACCACGTCTATTCGAGGAATCAAGGTGAGGGGCGTGTTTGATACGATTGAGGAAGCGAAGAATCGTAGCGAGTTTATTAAGAAGATTGATAATAAGTTCAATATTTATATCGCACAGGTAGGTTGCTGGTGCCCTTGGTCTCCCAATCCTGATTGTCTTGAGAACCAAGAGTACGCCGAGACACAGCTCAATACCCTGATGAAGGAGTATAAGAAGAATATGAATGATAAGGATGTCGTCTTTGAATCAAGGAAGGCCTCTTTGTTCCCGGCTTCATCTAAAAGCGATATTGCAAACGAGACTGTAGAGGATGCTACAGTTACTATTACTGAAACCGAAGCGGCAGTCGCTGCTGATGCTGCTGCTGATGCTCCTGTAGCCGCTAATGACTCCCCTGATGCTATTGAAATGACTGAACTAAAAAGCAGCATCGAACAGGTTGATACTTGGAGCGCACAGAAACTAGGCATTCAATAGGCTATTACAGCGGCTTATAGAAACTCGTATTTTTTTCTTATTTCTTTATATTAAGAAATGAAAGCGATAGCGATATTTTTATTATTTATAGGGTCTATAATGATTATACAGGGGTATTATACTAATAAATCTGTATGTAAAAAAGACAAGGTTATTGTTAAATATATACCGAGAAGCCTCTATGAGGAACAATTAAAACCCGAAGAAAGTCTCCAGACATTTTATAGGAGTATGTTCGAGGACATTTTATTGCATTAGAATACCTTTTTCAAAGTGCCTTTTTTTTATCGCATATATTAGTAAATGGAAATATTACAAGATATTGAAAAAAACATACTTAATATCAATATGTATGACAAAACTGCTGATAGCACGAAGTTGAATCTAATTAAAAAACAGATTAAAGACTACTTTAAATACAAGAGCGACGAGATGGATACTATTATGCAAAAGAAGACCAAATATAATGATAAATATAAGAATGTGCGAGATTTGAATGATGTAGCCTATGAATCATTCTTGGAAAAGAAAGGAGAACTCTATAATATATATAGAGAGTCTAAAACGTTGGCATCATTATACGACTATTTACAATTTAAATACCCTGAATACAAGGGAGTCCCTGACATATATACATATGAGAATATAAGCTTGGTAGAAAGGGTCGTAGCCCCTTCTAATAAAGATGCCAAATGCCCTCCTGGTAAAGTGCTTAATACAAAGACGAATAAGTGCGTAAAGGAAGCGAAAGCGGCGAAAGAGCCTAAAGCAGCGAAAGCGCCTAAAGCAGCGAAAGAGCCTAAAGCTCCTAAAGCAGCGAAAGCGGCTAAAGCGGACAAAGATGATGATAAGGATGTTGTAGCTAAAGTAGCTAAAGTAGCTAAAGCAGCGAAAGAGCCTAAAGCTCCTAAAGCAGCGAAAGCGGCTAAAGCGGACAAAGATGATGATAAGGATGTTGTAGCTAAAGAGACCAAGAAACCAAAAGCAGCTAAAGCAGCGAAAGCGGCGGCAGTTCCGTGATTATATAATTAGACATTTTGACATAGGTATATAAATTATATCAAGGTATAAATAGAATATTATGGTTAAACATATTCAGGAAAACAAAGTATTTCGAATAAACTGGTTTAGTTTCGCATTTGCCTTTCTTTTAGGAGCTATATATGTGTATATTTCATCGCCTCCCATTAGAAATATTATTAAATATCCTACACCATATAACGCTAATAAAATAGTATATATGGATAATAATAATCAGTGCTATAAATATAACGTTGAGGAGGTTAAGTGTTCCCAGGCATCGCTAACACAACCTATTATATAGGCTGATATAATCTATAGCCTATAAATATTCCTATGACTTATTTTTTAACATTTTAATACATTAGAATATGACTAAAAAAGGAGTTGGAGTTGGGACTAGGACTGGAACAGGAGCTGGGACTGGAACAGGAGTTGGGACTGGGACAGGAGCGGTATCTAAAGATTCTTCTGGGTTAAGAATAACAATCGATAGGTTATTTTACGATGAAACAGGGCAGATTATTGTGAGCGCATTGTTTGGCCTAGCGTTAGCCTTGCTTTTTAGACGGATATGCAAAGATAACTGTGTGTTATATTCGGCACCAGACATTAAGGAGATTGAGGAGAATATATTCAATCTCGAGGATACCTGTTATAAATATAAATCATATCCTGTAAAATGTAATGCATTAGATAATCCTCTAGAACCCTATGATATCAATAAGAGACCAGATAATCTTATTAGCGTCCCAGGTTTTTTTGAAAAAACATTCTTCGGGACAAATTGAATATATATAGAGACAGGTTGCGTAATATAAATTATATTGAAAATATTATATATCAATAGATAATAATCATAAGATGTCGACGCCTTTAAGTACGTTGCCGCTGAAAACACAACAAACGAGCTCTACAGCGTCAGCTGACGTCAATGACATTAATGACCCTATAGTTCAAGACGTATTGAACGAGTTTCAGGAAGAACTGCGACATTCCTCTAATCAATCCAAATCGTATCCCCAGAACCCGCAAATGCCAATGCCTACACAAATGCACCCCCCATATCCCCAGCATCCGCAACAGCACCCGCAGCAGAATCCGCAACAGAATCCCCAGAATATTTCAATGCAATCAATGATGTATCCTTCACAAAATTGGGGTGGCAGCAATGGCAGCGTTAGCGGCAATGGCAGCATTAGCGCCGGAGCAAAAAACAATGGTACCAAATATGATAGCATCGCATCCTATTTAGACATTGAAGTAGCAAAAAGAAGTTTGATATTAGTCATTGTATCCCTAATTATATATCATTCTGGTATTATAAATATCGCTTATGATAAGATGCCTGACTATTTACAGGATAATCTAGCAAACTTTGATATATATATAAAGTCCGCTTCGCTATTTTCGATTATCTATGTATTGTCGTTTTTCGAATATATTTAGGTACATATCATCGGTACCCTATATTACCAAGATTGTTATAGGAGTTGGCAGCTATCGTAGCAGTCGTCGCTGTAGCAGCCGAAGCAGCCGAAGCAGCTGTAGCAGTCGACGAGATTATGTTAAAGCTCTTAAGTACAAAGAATACGCATACAAAAAACGTGGTAAATATTACGAATATCGTGATACCAAATAGAATAGCATAGGAAAGCTCATCATAATTATTTTTATTTATTACTACGATGGCTATGATAATGATAGCGTAAAATAACACGAACATTGAAAATATTGATATAAACATATATTGGTTCTTATCATTCACATAATAAGCCCATAGTAATGTTCCGCATACTACGAGCGTAAGCATAGAATATCCTAGAATCGTGAATATCTTTTCTACTATTTGATCGTTCTCTGTATTTGAAACAAATTGTTCGTTCATCCTTTTTATTTATATTAATAATCTCTTAATAATAATCTATATTTTTTATTTATACACTGTCCTAACTACGTCTCGCTACGTCTAGACTACGTCTTTACAGAATATCATATGATAGGCTACCTAAATATGCAGTACTTGTATCATAACCACGTAGATGAATATTCTTTGTATCTAATCCCTGCGTACCATATAAGTTCCCGATACCGTTCCCGCTCCCATTACCGATACCGTTACCGATACCGTCACCGATTCCTTTATCGACAACTGGTACTTCCTTATTATACTCTAGGGCATTTACAATATTTGATTGTGCCGCCAAGAGATTCTCCTCGGTTATATAGGGAACTAACCCATCATTTTTATTTGATGTATCTTGCTCCGTCACAAGCCTTATTTTTCTATCAATATTGAGATTCGCAGTCATATTCATATCGCATTTATCCGCGGAGCCATTGCATATATGCCCGTGTTCTCCGTGACGACTGACAGAGTTCTCGGTAGCTGATGCTGATACCGTATCGGTACCGCTATTAGACATTTTAATACTCTTGAGTTCGGTCGTATATATTCTAAAATAAAGTGTTAGTAGGCAGATAGACAGGATAAATCCAAGAATATTATCGACGATCAAGAGGATTAATATACATGTCAAAGCCATATAGAACTGTATCATAGCGTCTTTCACTACATTTTTAAAAGGGATCTCTTTTATTATTAGTATCGAAACCAATAATATAACTGCTAAAAGTCTCAATGAATTGATAAAATACATTGATGTCTTTTACTTTTAGTTATTACTTTACTTATACTTATCTACTATAATCCATATAAAAAAATGACACTTATATATATATGTTATGATTGTATAATCGCAAGTACGCAAGCATACAAGCATTATAATGTTTTCCATATTATCCAGTAATGGCTATGGTATTTTAAAGTCGGCATTAGACGAGAAGGCTCTTGAGAATATTAAGAAGGACTTGACGATGGTTCCTAAAGTCAATTTTGATATGGGCGCGGCAAAAAACACCAGTTCGCCAGATGATTTGGCGTTCCCCTTATATAGCGAAAATGACAAGAGGATATATATCCCAAGATATTACGGGTTGCAAAAGTATGGTCTCCCGACGCTATGTAAGTTGCCGAGCGCCGCGGATATATCAGTGGAGTTTATTGGCAATTTAAGGGAATCGCAACAAGAACCCATTGCGAACTTTCTAAAAGCTGCACGCGACCCACTGAAGATGGGCGGTATCATTTCAGTTCCTTGTGGGTTCGGCAAGACTATAATGAGCTTATATATTGCATGCCAAATAAAAAAGAAGACAATGTTTATAAGCCACAAGGACTTCCTAAATCAGCAATTTCTAGAGACCGTAGAAACGTTTGCACCTGACGCGAAGGTCGGTATAATTAAGCAGAAGAAAGTTGATGTAGCCGGAAAGGACTTTATTATCGCTTCGCTACAATCTCTCGCTATGCGGGACTATGACGATAGTATATTTGCGGACATCGGCTTCGTTATAATTGATGAAGTCCATCATACGGGTGCGCAGGTATTTTGCAAGGCATTCAGGAAACTATCCAATCCTATAATACTCGGGTTATCGGCGACATTGAATCGAAAAGATGGGATGCGAAAGGTATTTGAAAATTATATAGGAAAGTCGGTATATACACTGAAAAACAAGGAGTTTTGCGATGTTGATGTTAGAATCCATAAATACTTTGAAACACACGTTGATTATTCTACTGTTAAACTTATGTGGAATGGCAAGGAGAATGGTGCGGGAATGATTAATAATGTGTGCTCTTTTAAAC